TACTTTGAAAAACATCAAGTTTGCTGTTCCGTTCTCTATCTCGTCAAGTTGCTCTCTAGCATACTCTGGATAATTACCTGATAGATTTCCCTGTAATGTGTTTAGATGATACTGACGATAGTTTTCTGTAATAGTATCAGCATAAGTTTGAGTCCAATCTGCAACTCTTGTTTCTAGTGTTGGATTTTGTACTGTTTCTGAAAAGGTCATAGTTGTTTGTTTCTTATACTATTATAATAGTATAATATTATTTAAAATGGTAGTAAAAGTGGACAGTAATAATAGTGGCACAATGTCACTTGAAAGCGGTCAATTTGTGTGGTCTATTATCTCCATATTCAATATCAGTAATACACCATCCCATAGTATCACTAATTTTGTCTAGCAAGTGATCTTCATCATAAGCGAACCATACACCCAAAGTATTGAGTATAATGTCTCTTTGATCTTCCTCTGGAATAGTTCCCTGACTATCCTCGAAATCAAAATTAATTGATTCAACTAAGTAAGATTTTAATTTCATAGGTATTCGATCTCCCCACATTCTACTGCTTCCATGTATTCACAAAATTCATTATGTGCTTTTTCTCTATCTTCTTGCCATTGATTCCAACATAGTCTCCTATTAATGTCTAGCAACTTGCCAAGGTCAACACCTTCCATATCTGTCCAGTTACTGACATAATCAAGTTGACTCTCATCATATCCACCTGACTTAAGACTAGGTGCTGATAGAAATTCAAAGGCAATATCAATAAAGAAATGCCTACCAAAATGTTCTGACTCAATAGTTTGCATAGGTTTAAACTCTAGAGTATCATCCTCACATTTTGATTTAAAAATGTATGTACTTGTCATTGTAATGAATCCTCCCATTGTTGTAATACAAAATTTTCTCTAGCAATTTCTGCTTCCTGTAAAGTGTCAAAAGTCTCATGTACTGAACCAGTATCGTCAAATACTTCCCAGTTACCAACACCATTGAAACAGGGACGTATATCCCATGAGTCATTGATGCCTTCAAAAATAAGTTCGTTTTGTAATGTACTCATTGTATCCTCCTATTGAAATTTTGGGTCTGGTTTTACAACATCACTTCCTGAGTTGCATACAAGATCAAGTAATGAATCGAAATCATCCTGATCTATATCTCCACCAACACCGAGGTCATTGAAGTAGGATAGCATTGCTACAAGAACTGCATCCTGTTTGTCGTTTAGAGTGTAAGTGTTCATAGTGGTTTTTTGTTTCTATAGTACTATTGTAAAGGATGATAATACCAAATGGTAGTAAAAGTAGACACTTTACCAGGTGGCACACAACCTATTTCGCATAATCGTCTAGTGTGATACCTTTTTCATAACAATACTGAATTAATATACTATGAATCTCATCAGGCATAAAATCCCAATCTCCCTTATTTTTGAGATCATCAGCAAGTATATCAACTTGAACATCATCTAATAATGGATAGAATGATTTAATAATCTGAGTCAGGTTAAACTCTATAAAAGTATCCTGATTTGTAATTACAACTTTCCGTTTCATAAAATTTCAAGTTCAGTATAATCGTGGCAAGTAATTCTCTTGCCATTGTTGTTAATCAGGATAGTAAAGTTTTCTGTTGGGATAAATCCCTTACGATCTTTATCTCCCTTGATATAGTTGATAAGTACCTGATAATCCTTACCTCTATATCTGACATTATCAGATACACCGATATATTCTGGTTTTTTATATCTTTGGATAAATGTCATTAGTATTTTCCTCCTGTATTATTGATGTCAATAAAGAGATCATCCTTATCTGGGTATGGATACTGATTAGCAATTACATCCTGTAATTGTGTGAGTTGATTCTCATCTAATAAGTTAAACATCACATCAATTATATCATGTGCTGTACCATTGTCTCCTTCTTCAACAATGTCATGAATGTCATTTAAAAAAGTCATTAGTTAGTCTCCTCGAATGATTCTCTTAGTGGTTTTTTGAAAGGTGTTTTCATGTAATCTTGAATCTCATCAACTACTTCGCCAAAACTATCTTCCCAATAGTTTTCTGCTTCATCAAGAAATTCTGCATCTGACATTTTCTCATAGTATCTGTCAAGATCGTCCATAACATATTGAACTAAATCTTTTGTTGACATATTATCAACATATCTCTCAACTAAAAATGATTTTAGTTCATTAATGATTGCTTTGTCCATTAGAAAAATCCTCCGTTGACTTCTGCGTCTTGAATGTTCTCAAAGACTTGTATCTGCTCATCAGATAACTCAAAATCCATATCTCTGAGTAGGTCATATAGTTTTACCATGTGGTATAACTGATCTCCAGTAAGGTTTACTGGTAATGTTTCTGGAATTAAGTTCATGATTAGACCTCGTAAAAGAAATCGTCCTCACCACCAAAAGGTGATGCTTCATACTCTGTATCTGCATCTATGTTCTGTTTTAGATTGTCATCATAGATGCGAATAGATAACTCTCCGTTATCTGCCATGCCTACCCATCCCTTACGATCGAGTGCATTGTCAATAATGTCATATATTTTTAGGACTTCTTCATCATTGAGAAATCCACATATATTCCAGTATTTTTGAGTTGTTAAATGGTTTGGCATAATGGTTGTTTGTCTATAGTATTATTGTAATGGATGGATAATTAAAATGGAAGTCACTTTGTGCCACTAATAAAATTGTCATGCGGTGTTCTCATTCCATACAAAATTTGTTATATCCTGTTGTCTAGCATCCGCCTGACCTGTATTCTCCTCTAAGAAAAATGTCCTATGGAATACTTCATAATCAGCATAATCCCACTCGACTCCTTCAAAGTATGGGTCTTTAATCCATGCTTCAACTTCTTCTTTAGTTTTGAAGTCAATAGTGCCTGTGTTGTTTTCGTGAATTGTAATTCTGTACATTTACCACTCCATAGTAGGTTGTTTGCTTTGTGCTTTTTCTATCTTAGCATAATGTTTATCAATAACACCTTCTAAGATTTCAAAAATGTCGTCAACTTCATTGCAAAGTTGTTCATCATCATTGCCTTGAACATATCCTTCAAGTACATAGAGAATAGTACTGATATGTCCCTCTGTAAGATTGACATTGTGTAATGTGTTTAATGACATGACTACCAATCTCCGTTAGAGTCAGCAAAGACATCTTCATTCCAATGCTCTGTCTTGTCTAGGATACCGCAATGTCTCATAATGCCATCATAGATTTCCATCCCTGATCTTGACATTCTTCCTGCTGTGTAATCCCAACCTAATTCTGTTAGGTTGTCGATAATAAAATTGAGTGATACTTTTTTCATGATTATTTGAAGTTGAGTGATTTAACTGGATTGTCTGTGCCTGTAAATGCTATCTGAAGAATAGTCTCTGCTAAGTCTCTCTGGTCAGTAGTCATTTTGAACTCATAATAATCGAAAGCATCTTTGATGAGATCATAAGATTGTCTGTCAAGTTTGGTCATGTTGATTTTTTGGTTTCTATACTATTATAATAGTGTATGTTATACCACTATGGGGAAATAGTGTGCCACTAAAATACCTGGCACACTAGACATATGATAGAGGTGGGATGCCCTCTATAAAGATATAGTCAACTACATCCTGTATTCTCTTAGCAATTCTCTCAGAATACTTACCAGATAGAGGAACACACACCTTACCATAAGGTTTATGGTATAACTCAAATGCACCTACTGGAACTCTGCCCTCTGACATTGCTAGTCTGTCCTTAGGGTGTATCCTGATGACTCTACCAATAGTTTGTGCCATTTCGATTGTAGGTAGATTTCTCAACATGATTGTATGAGTAAGACCTGCTACATTGATACCTTCAGATAATATAGAGTAATGGAATATGATAAACTTCTTGTTCTCATCCTTACCATATTCTGTAAGAGTATTGAAAAACTCTTCTCTACCAACTTTCTGTCCATTGATGTTAGCACCATACTTAGAGGTAATATGTAATACCTCGAATCCCTGCATGTATAACCAAGCAAGTGTATCAGTTCTTGTAAGAATACCATAGATGTTAGCAGTTGATTGTCCTGCTACTAGAATCTTAGGATTGATGACATTCATGTCCTCGATCATATCTTTTAGATTGTCAGCATCAACTTCAACAGCATTGTATCTGTCTCTTACTCTGTCTGTTTTAAATGGTATTACTTCGGGTGGTAATATAGAACCACCATCAATAAGTTCCTGTGCAGTTGTTTGCTCTAATACTGAACCATATACCTTACGATTGCACATCCCTCTAACTCCGTTTGCACTCTTCTTACCTCTGGATACTTTAGGTGTAGCAGTAAAGAAAAACTTACGAGTTCTGGGTCTGTGTGATAGTTGCTCAATAGGAATAAAGAAGTTCTTAGCAGTTCCATTGTGTGCTTCATCAAAATAGATTGTATCAATTAAGATACCACTCTCTACCACTCTGTGTAATGAATGATATGTAGTGAAGATGATACGATTCTCTCCTGTCTGCATCACATTGTTTTGCCATCTAACAATATGATCTGTCTTAAGTGTACTATCGTAGATTGTCTCTCCACTATGTACATGTAAACACTCTATTGAAAGATTATGCTTACCATCTAAGTTCTGCTCAAAAAATTCTGAACATAATTGATTTGCCAATAATATGCGAGGAGCAACAACAACAATAGTCTGGTCTGACTTGTTTGATAGTTCTCTGATTATATCAGCGATCATGACGAATGTTTTACCACCGCCAGTAGGAATAATAATTTGACCATGACCAGTAGTTGCCATTGAGTTGTATGCTCTGGTCTGATGTGGTCTTAATAAATCTGAGAACATAATAAAATTAACTTGATTCCATTATAGCATAAAAAAATCCCCCTGTGTAGGGGGATGTAAACCACTTAACCAACTGTCCACTATGGAAACTACCACCTATAGAATAACCAGTTCTATAGACGAGAGGAAACAAAACTAGATCAAATACTTAAGTTCGACTTAAATGCGTGTTGCTGAGTGGTTTCAACTGCTAGTTGAATCTGCTTAGTCATCCTAATGACTTCACTTTAGGTATCCGCAACCTTGAAAGTTTTACATTGATCGGGTTTGTTTCCCCACTATTAATATAACAGGTCTGCGAGAGGATTAGTGGTGTCTTGTGCAACTTCTTCAACTGGCACACGTTGGTCTATCAAATTACCATATTCTTCATGCAACTCACATCCGATATAATCTCTACCTAAATGCTTTGCAACCATAGCAGTAGTTCCTGATCCCATGAATGGATCAAGAATTATATCTCCCTTCTCACTCCCTGCCAGTATGCAAGGTGTAATTAAGTCAGGTGGAAAAACAGCGAAGTGACTTCCCTTGAATGGTTTATTTGTTACCGACCAAACATCACGTTTATTTTTCCTGTCATAAGACTTGGATAAACCACTATGAGGAGATAACCCACTGCCACTATTATGGTACTTACCCTTAGTGCGATCTCTTGTCCCCCAATCTTGCTTAACTGGTTCTTTGATTGCTTCATTGTCATAATAATACTTTTTGTTTTTAGATAATAAAAATATGTACTCATGTGATTTAGTACATCTATCCCTTACCGATTCTGGCATTGGATTAGGTTTATGCCAGATAATATCCTGACGTAGATACCATCCGTCCGATCTCATTGCAAATGCAAACATCCAAGGGATGCCAATTAAATCTTTTTCTTTTAATCCATCTAATTTATTACCACGTTTATTACATTGAGTTGGTAGGTCTTGATTAGTTTTAGATACTGATTGTTTAGGATATGATTGACCTTTTCCTGGTCTATAATTATAATAACTATCTCCTAAGTTAACCCATAGAGTACCATCATCAGTTAATACATTTCTAACTTCTTTGAATACACTTACCAGTTGATCTATAAACTCTTCTGGTGTATTCTCTTGTCCTATTTGATTCTCCTCTCCTCCATAGTCTCTTAATCCGTAGTATGGTGGCGAAGTCACACAAGTTCTTGCCTGTTCATCAAATTGTTTGAGAGTGTCTCTGCAATCTCCGTATAAAATTGTGTTTCTCATTGTTTAATAATTAGAATTTCATGTGACTCTTTTTTATTATGCTCTACTCCTCTTTCTTTCTTATATTTACCTACTCTTGTCTCTCCTGCTTGATATGAGTAATGCCACTTAGGATATACTAATTTAAAATCTTTATAGTATTCTCTAATAGTTTCGCAATCGTTGTATGAGAGTATAAATGTTCCTTTGTGACTATGTAATAAGTCTCTTAATAGTTCATGATTAAATCCTGTATGATGTACATCTATATTGCAATTAGGATACATACCTTTTAACATTTTATTATCTTTATCCTTCTCCAAATAATATGGTGGGTCAAGATATAGTAATTCATTGGGATTATTTGTTATTACATCTTCAAAAGATGCTTTCTCTATATGTAAACAATTATTCTTGTAACCCTTGATATAGTGGGTCATTCTGTCCCATTTAGTTTGACTCTGATATATCTTACTCATCCATCCTAAGTACATTGGACCGTATGATAAATTATGATTAAAGTAATAATATGCTGCTGCATCTATGTTACTTAATTGTATAGATTGTCTCTTATAATAGTCAGTATGCCAATCTTTTAACATGTCCTGAGTATAATCCCATTGCAATAATATCTCTTTGATTTCATTATACTTTTCTTTAGTTGGTTCTAACTCTTGTAATCTATTTGCCAACTCAATAGGATTGTCTAATAACACTTGCCAAAAATTAACAAGTGCATCAAATATATCATATCCATAGACAGGTATATTGAGTTCACTTGACCATCTAGACTCAAGACTACCTCCACCAACAAAGGGAGATATTATTTTACTAGGATATGGTAGTATTGGGAGATAATCAGTAATAATTTTATATGCCTTCGACTTTCCCCCTGCATAACGTATGGGTGTTTTCATCTTTGTGCTGTAGTTGTCATAATTTTAGCATGTCCTTCTTGAATAAACTGATCCCAACTTCTACCTGACTCTTGATAGTTCCAATCAGGATATGAACCTGTAAATGCAACATACTCTTTAACACACTTATCTTCCATTTCTTTAAATGCACTTACCTTATCATGTGATACACCAAATAATCCTTTTACAGGTGCAGTTACTTGTTCAGATATAATCATATAAACTTCAACTATACTTCCCTTCTTAAGTGCATTATACATTAAAGTATTGATACCAAATGATCTTATAGAGGGTCGTCCAGTATTACCTGATACATAGAATGACATTGTTGACTTGATTCCATTCTTACTTACACTACCACCTATTTTCTTTATCTCTCCATCTACTACCAATAGATATACTCTACCTGCATCATCAGTTAATCTAGGATGATCTTCCCACTCAACTCTTAGATTTGATTTGTTTTTACTGGTATTCAATACTACTTGACCTACCTTGGATGCAGTTGATACTCGATTGATGTTCATTATATTAGTTGTATTACTACCATTATACCATAAAAAAGACCCCTGTAAAGGGGTCAATTAAATTACTGGAACATTTCGCTACATATTCGTTTACATTGACTTGGATGCGTGTTGTCTGTTGTACATTCGATTAAACACTCGAAGTACTCGTTTTGAAGATCATCCGTATCTGCACTCGTAAAAGTGTTATCATTAAAATGATATGAGGTCATTTGATTGATTGAAAGTATATTGTGCATAGGATGAGGGTAAATGTGTACTATTCCATTACAACTAAGTTAGGGAACATTGTTCTATCCTCCACATTCTACACTATTATTTAATATTATAATGTGTTTTGAAATGCTAATTGTTGCAAGAATTAATGCCTATTGTAGTTAGTAATACTATTCAATTTCTAAATCTATATTAAATGCTACACTTATTCTTTCCTCGTCAGTTGTATTCGGGCAAGTATTGTGCATTAACCATGATGGGAATAATATAATCTCTCCATCACAAGGAATAAACTCCATACTCTGAGGGCAAGTATTAGTATTCTCTGGAAAATTACATGATTGTATTATATTATTAGGATTCAAGAATTGAATACCACCTTGATCTGGACTCACTCTCATATAATATACACCTGATACTTGATATCCAGGATGACAATGCCACTCATGATTCTTATCTTTACCTTGAATATTCATCCATGAGTTTTTTATATTGATTCTCCATTTACGTCCATGTAATCTACTCCACATTGTAGATGTAACATAGTTAGTTGCTGTGTCTATGATTCTTTGTTTAAGATTGATTAGATTGTATTTACCAATTAAATCATCTTTGATAAGATACATTGAATCAGTTTGTTTTCTTGACTTTTGTTCTCTTGCTATTGGATGAATGTATGATACTTCAGCATAATCATTGTCTGCCTGTATCTTCATGAGTGCTGACTTTACTTCCTTTTGTATTGGGTGGTAATTGTCAGGTCTAGGTAGGTCTTTGTATATTAAAGTCGGGAATATTGGCATTGTACCCGAATATGCCTGTACATTTACTTCATTCATCTTTTAACTATCCAATCAGGGTCATTAGTTGGGTGTACCCAAAATCCTATACCAGTAGTAGGATTTCTTACTGCCCACTTATCTAGTCGTTCTGTGATCCACATGTTTGGATCTCTCCTCATGTGATACTTGAACAGGTCTTTTGCTTTTCTTGATGCTGTTTCTCTTGGGTACACCCTAACTCTATGAGTATCCATGTATTACATCAGATATTGTATCGTCTTGAGTGCCAAGTACAGAAGAGATCCAACTCTCCTCGTTCTCTTGTGATTGATCGTAGTTTTTGTCATAGTCCACCTCAAGGTAGTTTTTTTTCTTCATAACCAAATCCTCCATTTTGGAATTGACGTTCTTCCTCCACTTCTACTCTAAGTTTCCTTAAAGCAAGTTTGAGTTTATGCAGTTCCTCGCTATCATATAGCATAGGGTCTTGCTCACTCTTTTTGAGTGCATGTTTTAAAAGTCTGATTTGACCTTTTGAACTGAAGAACTTTTTCATTATAGTAAATCCATGTCTTTTCCTGGTCGATTAGTAGACACCTCTTCTACTGGCACAGGTGCTATTGTGAAGTTTGCACTAAATGTAATGCGTGTATTAGTTCCCTTATATGGTGTAACTAAGTGTAGGTAATGTGATGGGAACATTAAAACATCACCAGTTTTCACCTTTGGTATTGTTAGTTGCTCATCAGGTGTATTTAATACTTCATCAATACCTAATAATTTAATTGTTGAATGTTCTCTGTTATAGAATCGGAAACCTACGTCATCATCATCTATATCATAGAAATAAACCATGCTGATATTGGTTCTCATGCTATCACTATGGTCATGTACCTCTTGATAGTCTCCTATATCATATTTGTTTGCCCAACTATTGTCCATGATGATGTCAACATCACATTTTGTACCAACAACTTCAACAAATCTATCCATAGTTGGTTTGAGATTCTTTAACCATGAGTGCCAAAGTTCCTTTGTATTATTCTCTCGTCCCCACGAGGATTTAACATTGCAACTCCAACCTCTAGGTTGTCCAAAGTTGTCATCATTATTTACGAAGTCACTAAACAATTCTCTGGTCTTTTGTTGATCTTCTATTGAAAGTTGATCGTGAAAGAACCATTTAGGACTAAACACTTGTATTGTCATGAATGTTTATAAAGGTCTTTTAAGTGTAATGCTTCACATATTAAATCTACATCTTTCATCTTCTTCTCATATTCGTTAAATGGTATTGCACCATCACGAAAATACTGCTTTTGCAGTTGACAAACGTACATTATCAAAGAGTCCTTGACTATTAATTTTTGTTCGTGATTCAGTATAGCACTATGAATTATGGTCATTTTCTTAATGTTTTGACGTATTCTACCATTGTATCACGAATTTCGATCAGTTCATCATAACATCCCTGATTATGTGCACATCCACGTAATTTAGGGTCTGGTTTTAATAGAGATTCTATAAAGAGATCAAGTCCTCTATTGTACTTGATCTCCTTAGATTCTTCTTTATCAATAGAGAGTCGATCCATCAGTATTGAGTTGTGTAATCTAAATCTATGTCAGCAAATGAAGCATCATCATAGTCTAGTTCTTCATCATCAAAAGTCTCTTTCTTCGTTGAGTCTTTTAATTCTTTTGTCTGTTTTTTTGTCATAATTCGACTCAGATTGGAAACGATTTTTTGAACCTTTTTGACGTTTATCCCGAATTGATTTACCGAAAGAATAACTTTCAGAACCATTGCGTCTAAATGTCTTACCCATGATAGATTAGTTTTTACTAAACATATTTGTATTATATATTAGCATAACTTCCTCTTTTATTCAAGAGTTATGTGATCAAAATTGAGAAGTGTATCATCTGTTTCTTTTGTGTTGATGATGACATCCTCTTTTATTATAGGGTCTGATTTACCTACGACCAAATCTAGACTATCAAAGACATAACCCACACCATGCAAAAAATCCTCGACCTTCTCTACTACAATAGGTAGAGTGTCCGAGGAAAAATCTTTAGTTGTGACAGTCCCATCTTCGTCTGTGCATGCTAATTGAAACTCTGGCATTTTATTGCTATGAAGTTCCTATAGTATAGCAGATTTTTTATGGTTTGGCAATAGCGTCTTTTACTGCTTTCACACCAAGATAGAATTTTCCTGACTTAGGAGAGTCTCCAAATCTTCCTGCTGCTATGTCGTCATATAAATCTGCTAGTTGCTGATCCATCCTTTTATATCTCTTTTGCCTTAATCTTATATACTCTCCTTGAGTATAAGTTCCTTTAATTACATCTAATTCTGCAACTGCGTCTGCCCAAGTGATACCTATAGTTGAGTTATCAGTAACAGTATTCCAAGATTTACCAGTAGCAGGGTCAATTCCTCTGTTCTCTGTCTTTACTTCATCAGGGATGCCATCGCCATTTGCGTCCATATCATAGAACTCAAATGCTGTTAAGAAATTAGATTCATTAATATCTTCTGCACTTAATAAATTAGTCCAATCGTACCTGGTTTTACTTTGTAGTAGAGATGCAACTGCATCTACTATATCAGGTTCTTTTAATGATTCTGAACTATATGACATAATTAATACCTCGTAAAACTATTAGTTGAGAAGTTAGTGTTGTCTATCTCCCAGACTTCCATAACTGCGTTGTTCCATCCGTTTCTTCTGTAGTCGTCACCAATACCAGAATTAACACGATAGTTAACATCATTATGTCTATCCATGTATATCCTATACTTATGGTTCTGTGTATTGTTTACTACAGGTACATAAGCAAAGAATTGTCCAACAACATACCAATCGGATAATCCGTTAACATAATGTGAGTGTGAACCCATGTCAAGGATTCTACTCCATCCTCCATTATTTACGTTTCTGTATAGACCAAATCCAAATCCGTCAGGGTTTGAAGGACCACCTGAGTCATCTGTCACAGTCCACCAGTAAACTCTATGCCAGTTATTTGATCCTGCGGGTACTCCACAATCTACCTCAGTACCATTAATATATGTCATATTACTGGTGCTAGTACCTCTTCTACTACTAATAGTTTGGTTTACTGTAGTACCACCATGTGCCCATACTTTTATGATATTCTGTTGATTAGTTGCAGGTGCCCACGCACTTCCTGTCCATGTCAGAGATTGATTAGTACCAGGTGTACCTGACACGTTGGTCATGTCCTCTAGTGACCTGTTCGCTGAAGTTGAACTCGTTGAGTCTCCTGTATAATTTATTGTCGCTGCATTTACAGTTCCAACGTTGAGTTGAGACATTATTAGACTTGATATTTTCTAAAAGTATTTATATTAAAAATGTCGTTATCCAAGCATATCCTATTAACCATGCACATAATCCACCAAGTACCTTGTAATACTTTCTTATAGGTGTACCAAAGTATTGTTGTCCTATCATTAAACACTTGTGTGCAGGGGATAATAAGTATCCTGAGTATTCTGTTGCCAAGAACCATACAAGATATTGAGGACCAAATATTATTACAAGTGCTGAGGTCATTCCTGCGTATTTACCTGATGACCCCATAATCCATGCTGCTATTGTAGCAACTATTGATACTGGTATAATCATAGTTGGATTTGCTGCTGATAGATATGCCATTACAGGTGCTTTGATGAGTCCTACCACACCACCAAGTGCTAATACTATCGTTGCAATAATAGCAAACTTACCATCAAGAAACTGACCCCAGTTCCAATCCTTACAAATATAAGCATAATAACAACACATTACTGCGAACCAAGGAAAGAAAAATATTGCTCCTGCTTTACCTACACACAATAAAAACCAAATCGTTGCTATAAATGGTGCCCAACCTCTTAATGCTCTCTGCCAATCAAAGTCTTGTATTCCATCCATGTTAGGTAATACACTTCGGGGATCCACCTTACTAAAAATATACCACCATGTGTACGTCAAACATATTACAAGTGGTATGAATGTATATGATAGCATCTGTCCATAAGTTATACCTAACGCTGCCATAGGTAATATGATAGTCTTTTCTAATGGACTCCACCAATAGTAGTGATGTGTAGATAGATAATCAATAATACCAAATGCACTCCTCTTCTTCTTATCAGGTGGTGCTATAGCATCTAATAATGGTGCTGATAATGCAACTCTACCTGGTATTGGTAGCACTCCACCAAATATAGAGGTGATAATTATCATCACCCTATTGTCTTTAATATATCTCTTTGCAAGTGAGTAAACATCATTGAGTACATTATACTTACGAATGTATCCTCCCAGTATCATGATACCAAAGATATAACCCATGTAGAGTTCTTTCTGTAAGATTGATAATAGTATTTCAAGCATAGTTAAAGTTAACCACTAAACGATAGTCTGAGTCAGATGTAGATGTACCTGTGTGCTCAGTATGATTTGGAAATGTCACAAATCTATTGGCAACAGACTCTATGATAGTACCATCTTCAAATTTTGTATATCCATTGTTAGTATTCATATAAAGAATAGATGTTTTCATATGATCTTTGATAGGATGATACTCTGAGTCTGTGACATCATGATGAAAACCATGTTCTATAATAGCATTTTGATTAGGCATCATGTTTGCCTTGATTTTAAAGATAGCAATGGGTTGTATGATCTGTAATACAGGTTGTAATATATTTACACTTTCATCTACAGGAGAGTATCTCTCATAAAATAGATGAGTGAATTGAAAATTATTATTTCTATTCTGTTCAGTATCATTTACAATTTTAGATGTGTACCAAGGAAAATTCCATGACATCAATTCTGCGTGTACTCTCTCGAACTCCCTGAGTGGTAGAAAATTATCTTTTATGTCTATCATTTTGATATTACCATTATATGTAATCCATTCCACCAACTTTTATCATCCTCTGCTATCTCTGTCCTGAGTGTCTTTTCAAATACTACTTCTTTATCCTCTTGAAACTTCTTAGCATTGTCCACTACACCATTGAAGTTAGCATCATCTATGATTAAAATGTAATTATCTTTTGCCTGTTCATGTAGGTGTTCTAAGTTTGCAACCATATTATCACCCACTTCACCATCATAAAAGATAACGTCAGGTCTATACTCTTTGTTAGGCAACCATTGTAATACAGGTTTGACACAAAATCCTACTGAAGTATCAAGATTCATCCATTTGTCTGCGTTCTTGACCATTTCATCTATAGGATTCTCTACATCAAATTTGTTTCCTAAATCTTTTTTCTTTGGTTTAACAACTCCATCACTATAATCATCTATAGCATATGCGTTGACAGCACTATTCTTATACAATGCTGCAAATAATGTGCTACCCATGTAGCAACCAACGTCAGCATATACTGTGCCACGTTCTGAACATAGATTATTTAATAGGTGTCTGACTTTATCAGATGATAATCCTAAAACATCATATCCCTCTGGATTAAACCTGGAATTGTTATCCGTTGCTGCGTCAATCGCTCGGATCACACGATCCACATAAGGATTCATAGTACGTTTCTCCTTCTTCAGTACAGATTCTACCACAGATTCACAATAGTTGCAATCCCAACAATCAAATCTGCAACTTTTAATTTTGTTTCGCCATATATTTATGGGTGCATCTTTGATCTTCACATCAGTTAAATATCTATCAAATTCTGGATATAATATATCTTTACCTTCATCCCAACGTTGTATTAAGTCTAGTGACTCTACAAGTCTGGTTGCTGACTCTCTACCATGTAACTTAAATACATCTATGACATCTAAAAACTCCTCCCAATCCTCTCTCCAAGGCGGTAGGTTTGCTTCTTTTAATGAAAATGCAGGGTCATACTGATCCCAACGTGAACAAGATACTCTACTAATATCACTATCAAAATACTGAGGGTCACTATCTTTTCTTGTACTATTATAATGATAATGCTCTGGCATAATCGGGCATCCACCCCAACAATGCTCATTTGCCAAGAGTGATAGCATTACTGGATTACCTTTCTCTGCACAATATTCTTTTGCTTGTTTGAGTCTATCTAAGAGTGGTCTGTCTCTCATCACATCACGATCAAGATTGATGTAATAAAAACCTGCACTAGCAAGTGATACTATCTCATTAGGTTTTGATACCTCTCTGAGTATAGTATTCTTAATTTTTAATTCTGGATATTCTTTCTGTATCTGTCCTGTCATTACCCATGATGTATGGGGAATGGTTGCAGTTCTTACACCATTATCATATAAAAATTTAAAGTTGGTGATAAATTCCTCAAGATTTTTTTGATCTGGTTTCACCCATATATTATTAAATGTCGCTGATAATGGTAGTCCTGTCTTATCTCTGATATAAAATGCGTTCTTTACTGCTGCCTGTGCATCACTTGTACCACGAAATACATCACCCATTGCATCTTGCATGAATGGTGGCATCCTCGTAGTAAAATATAAATCGTATATTAAATGCTTATGTTTGTTTAGAAATGGTATTATCTTACCATCAATATACTCAGGTTCTATCTTCGGGTTTATCGGAAGGGAGAATAGATCTTCCTGTGACATTGTTATGTGCATAATCAGTTAGGACTCCTGTAGTATCAAACATTTGAGGTGTTTCACTATCCATGAGGTGTTCGACCTTTTTCTCTGCTGCTGCTTTGATCTTACCTATGTTGATGTTCATAGCAGTAGAATATGTGAGTGCAAGATCAGTTACTGCTGCTTGATCTTCTGGACTCATCATTAACATACTATCAAGATTACCTGCCTGTAGTCTACCAGTTGTTAGTAAATCAAGAGCAGATTGTTTTGCCATCCTGGCAATCCAATACTTATGCTCTTCTCTCTCTTCAATCTCCTTATTCAATACAGTTTCTTTGAGTTCCTCAAAGTCATACTCTTCATCAGGTTTCTTTCCTAACTTCTCTTTGATGATTCTAAGTAAACCTTCTATCTCGTCTTTTGATTGACGCATTTTATTATCCCACACCTGTAGGTCAATAAAGAGAAGTTCTAACTCATATTCTTTATCCTGTTTATAAAATTTATTCTCTTCCTCTGCCATTTCTGACTTTGTACGTTCAATATCATTTAACGTACGTTTATATTGTATAGTAACTTTCTGAATGGCATTGAGACGAGTCTGTATCTCCATGACCGCCTGTCTCATTTGTCGCCAAGGTGTGACTTGTGAGTTTACTACAAAATATTTGTTTTGATATTCTGTCTGCCCGAAAAATTGTGAGTCTGTCCAATCAATTAAACTCTTATCAAATTCACTTAAATCCCAACCTTCCTTGAGATCTTTCATGTCTGATAATGTCTTTTCAAATGGAATAGAAACCTTGGGTTTCCTATGTCCTTTAGAACTGGATTCCGTACTTAACTTCTGATTTTCTGGAGATGAGTCCTGTTGTGTCATCCTGTGTGCACCTTCCGTAATCTAAACATTGTTCGCTTGTCATTGACTCTCCAAAGTAATCTTCTAAGAAAACTACAACTTCCATCACATTTGCAGATGATTTTAGTTTGGTAATCAATGTTTGTTCTTGAACTGCAAGGTCATAGACTTTAGTTTTCCATGCGTCTTGCTTTTCAATCACTATAGCAGCAAAGTCTGCGGTTGTCAATCCTCTAACCTCTGCTAATCTATGTATCAGTTTTGTCTCAAAGGAATTATCAGCAATATATGCGGTTGCCTCACATAACTGATCTGTCCATGTTTCTCTCTCTAATCCTCCCCATGAATCATATAGAGTTGAGTATCTCTCTTCAAATATCTCCTGTATTTTTAATGTTATCACCCCTATCATGAAAGGTTTAACATACTTAGTACCAAGTGTAGAGTCAACTTCTACCTTTTCTTTTAAAGTTGTACCACTATCATCTACACCATACTCTGATTTCATGTTTCGAGTCTCACCCCATAGTCTCATACCATAGGTTGCTGTATCGTAATCAAATCTTAGATAATGAACATGAGGTGGTATGTACTGAAAATGTGTATCTTCAAGTTCATAATATTCTAGGTTCATCCATGAACCACACTTTGTACCTACAGTCGCAATGTGAGGATATTTCTCTTCGTCTATGACGATTATGTCAGGTTTCGTTGCCATTAGTAATTAGGAATAGTTGTACCATAATTGTACCTTACAGTACCATCTGTTTCAGTACCAGATATTGCACTTGATGATGAGCAGTGTGCTGAACTCATACCAGAGTGACCTGAAGGTGGTGATGATCCACCAAGATTATTATATGAATCAGTTGCATAGTTCACCTTAAAGGTGTTATTGTTCTGTTGTCCGTTGTAATTACCTAAACAATATCCTTTTCTCATTCCCATTTCAAAGTTCTCTTCACCCATGTTTCCAAAGTTAAGACCTCTAACCTGTATGCCTGTGGTATCATCACACTTCTGATTACCATTTTGATTATTATTACCAGTTCCAACGTACATGTGACCGATCATAGTAGGAAGTATTTTCTTCCATCCATCACCACCTGGTCCGTGGTTCCATGATGTCCATGATTCGTTTGCCCATCTAAATCCTGCTCTTGAACCTGATCTCTTCCACCATCCCATGAGTCTACCATGTCCTCCCCATGTTGGGTCAGCACCACCATCATTCTGGTTTGGTGGGAATCCAGAGGTTCTCATGACCTCTGTTGTGAGATTGAATACGTCAGTTCTTGAATTACCACCACCATGTAAGTAAGAATATCCTCCACCAAATACATGATCTTGGAATGAACCCATAGAACCTCTGTTCACTGTCATATCCCATGAGTTTTGATGAGTTATTCCTGCTTCATTTGTCATACTGAAACCAGAGGTATATGTTGATGATCCTCTGTATGTGTTCTCCATTGAGTGATAGAAGTGTCTCCTATCATTCCATGATCCAGACATATATGCACCTGATCTGTCTAGTGTATCTCCTAAGTTTGTTGATGTATCAGTAGCATGAACTGTTCTATTAACGTTTCTCCAAGGTGAACCTGATCTATATCCTCCTCCTACATATCCGTGTGTCCAAATTCTTGCCATTGACCAATCGGTATCTGTACCATCTAGTGACCAATATGTTGATGTACCATCAGATTTAAGTGAAGCATTGACTGAATAATCATCACTATATCTACTTGTGCTTTGTGCGGGTATTCCACCTGCACCTGCTATAGGTCCCCACTCTACTGCGTTTGTTGATTCATTGAGTGCGTACCCCTCGAAGGTTCGATCGGTACTATTGTAGCGGAACATCCCTTCTACTGGGGATCCTGGTCTTTCATTAGTTGTACCTTTTGGCACTATCATACTATCAGTCGTTGCCATATCGACTGATACTCTAGGAGAAGATGTGCCAATACCTACTCTATTATTTGCTGAGTCAATATAAAATGTACCAGAGTCAAAATTAAAATTACCATTAGATGCTAACTGAAATTCGGCAGTACTACCACCTCCACTCAAAGATACAATTTTATCAACGTTTAATTGTGACATTTCAGTAATTTACTCCTTCGTATTATTTATCAGATAGCGAATGTATCTTTATAGTAATTGTATATTGTTATCTGTTCTGCTGTAGTGATATGCCTACCATAGTGCATAAAGACAGGGAATGAACCACAATTCTGTGATGTATTATGAGGATCTCTACTACTATTACCCCATGCACCTATGTGGTGGAATCCTCTATTGAATCTACTATTACTACTATTGATAGTAGCTCTTGGGGTTGTCTCATCATTAAAGTAACATTGATAGTTTGGAGAGTATTGTCCAGACTCATATGAAGATAATCTCCATGTGTACATATTGAATTTACTATCCCAGTTAGGGAACTGGTCAATATCATATCCAGTATCATTAAATCCTGTAGCATCATTATCATACATACCAAGATTTCTTGTACCAGATTGTACAATAATATGGTGGTCACTAGCTCTTGATCTTAATGGTGTTCTCCATTGATCATTACTGGTTCTCCATTTTAAGAAGAATATAACAGTTAGATGAGGATAGTAAGGTGAATCTGTATAGTTACCCTGTGAAACTAATTTAGCACAACCAGAACCATTAACAGAGAAATCCATATATTTAACTACCTGCCCATTGATAGACTCTTGAGCATATCTATCTGTAGGTATAGCAGCATGAAAGTTATTTCCACTTATATCATACCAGTAGTTTGCATCCTGATCATTTGCATTAGGCATCAATGATCTTGGATTGTTTGCATCATACCATATTACTAAGTTCTTTCTAACTATATCAGCACTACTCGTAGCAGTTGCACCTGCGTCAGATGCCATCAAGTTAATCCAATCAGTACCATTATATCCTTCTACAGTTTCTAGTGTGCTATTATAACGTATCATACCTGCGGTTGGTGATGCAGGTCTTTGTCCTGTAGTTCCTACTGGTAATACTAAACCAGAATCAATGTCAGCAGTATAACTACCATTGACTAACAAGTTTGCACTAGAAGGCATCTGAATCTCAAAGTTGTGATCCGAATTACCTATTAATCTGTTTACTCTTACTGTACTCATCTTACAAAGAAATAACCTGGATGACCTTGACCACCTGCGGGACCTGAACCATAGATACCTGCTGAAGCAGTACCAGTATAACCCCACAGAACTCTATTGTTACCATAACGAGATGTTTGATAGTTTGATGGGTTTGAGTGGTAATCAAAGACTTTATAATTGTTATTATATAATCTAATATGCTCCCATCCGCCAGGTTGCTCCCAGTTGTAGGGATATACATGAGAGACTCTAAAGTTTCCTTCTCGTCTGTCACCCTGACGACCATCCCCACCAGTATTTAAGTTACTATAGTATTGAATACCACCACGATATTTAACAAATGAAGCATAATTCCACCTGTCTCCACTAACTGTACCACCATTATAAGTGTCATAAGGACCGCCTGGTGGTTGTGTATTATCCTTTGCTAGTCTAACATTTATAACTTCATCACCACCATTACGTGCTTCAGCGACTGCTCTGATAAACACATCATCATATTTACTACCAGTTGTTGAACTATAACCAGTACCAGATACAGGAACATATGATGCTGATACACCACCAACTGTCCGAGTGTATAAGTTTGATGCTTCAAAAGTTCCATAATGATTAGTTGATGATGATCCTGCAGTCATAACCAACACCCATCCACCATCATAATTATCACAATCCACATAACAATAGGTTGGTGTTTCATAACCTATTGGTTGTATCCAATAATAACCAGAGGGTCTATTGGCAAGTTTGATTTGTATTCCGTTAGCAGCAGGACTTGTATAATCTCCTACTGTTGCACCACCTGCTCCTGCAGCACCTAGACTTTTCCATAACACACCAGTATAAATTTCAAAAGAATTAGTGCCAGTATTAAATCTTGTGTCACCAATCGTAGGACTAGCAGGTCTTTCTGCTGTAGTTCCTGTTGGTAATTGATGTGCCTCAGTTGAACTGAATTTTAATTTTCCTTCGACATTAAGAGTATGACCAGGAGATACTGTGACCTGACCTAGTGTTTGTGCTATTCCTGCTAACTTACTGACTTGTACTTGACTCATATTACTATGTATTATCGAATGTTACAGGGTACATTGCCCAACCACCTCTAGTTCCATAAGAGGGATATGATAGTGCAGATGAATTAATATCCATCAATTCTAACATATACCAACGATACCCATACACGTTGGTAAAACTTTGTGATCTCTGTGATCCCTCACCACCAGAACCTTGTCCACCAAAGTGAAGTCTTGCAATATATGTCCATTGTGTTCCTGTTTCCGTGAAGTTGGTGCGGTTTATATCTTGATTAGATCCCCAGACATTTACATTACCAATAGCATTTGTATGTTTATACCATCTAACTCTATTGATTACTTGTCCGAAAGGATATGCAGTAACTTTAACTGCAAGATACTGGGGCCAAGCAACATTACCAGGACTACTATGTCCTGTATGAAATGCAAAGTCATTACTGCTTGTTGATGAAACATACTCTAAGAATGAACGTGTATTAGGTGTTGAACTTAAAGTTTCATCACCAGTAGTACCATCATTATATCTAAGTCCTTCAAATAATATTTCATTCTCCGTTCCTGTTATTGCATTATGTGCTGTATCTCTTGCTCCCTCTGCTACTGTAAATCCTCCACCATTACCAAAGGAACCCACTGCTCCTCCTGTGTTTGATGATCCTGCTTGATCTACAAAATCATTACCTTTATATAATCTTAAATTTGTAGTCTGAGCATTGTATTGTATGCTTCCTGTCTCTCTTGAATTTGCATCATGCTTTGGTGTATCAGCACCTTGAACAAAATCACCAACTGATAATCCTAATTCTAATTGTGCACCATCCCACCATAAATTTCCACTACTAGAACCAGTAGGTCCGTTCATTCTGACACATACACCTGTTGTATTACTATTACTAAACGTTGCACTTCTTGAAACTCTCTGCCATGATGTTGTTACACCAAAAGTAGATGTATGAAAATTAGTATAATTACCTGCGTCATCTACCTCAAAAATGTATATCATACAATTACTCAAGGATCTATCTCCCTTGACATATACACTAAATGTCCATTGCTGTCCATTTCTAGCAGGTGTTACAATATAATCAGTACCATTATTATATGAATAGGTATAGGCATCATTACCAGATAATGCCATCTTCAGTGCTACACCACCTACAGGTGAATCTGAATTACCACCAGTTTCTCTACTTAATGTACATCTAACACCATCTTCAAATCCTTTAGTTCCTCCTCCACCAGTATATGCTGTAAATAAATCTAAAGGGTAGAATTTATGGGCGAGAAAATTTTTTGAATTACCTACAGGTATTGCTTGCCATTTCTGTTGTGTTAAACGTAGTTGACCTGCAGGTGCTAACGTTGAGTCCTTATCAACAGTGATTTTAAAATCTGGACTATTGCCTTGTAGATTTGCTACGTTTAATTGTGCCATTATCTAACACTCCATGCACCACCACTCTCAACTGTTACTGTGTATCCTGTTGCAATCGTTATTGGACCTGCACTCATTCCGTTGGCAAACTCTGCACCTGCTGTAGGTCCTACTGTTATATTTTCTGCTATCGTTGTCGGGTTAGTACGAATTATACTATCAGTTCCTAGTGATGGTCCTCCACCTGCCAATGGTGCCCAACCTGCACTTCCTGTACCATCATCTGCCTTGTATATTTCAGCAGAGTCAGTATCAGAGTTGAAACGCATAGTACCAACCGAGACACCAGTAGGTCTTTGTGCCTGAGTACCTGAGGGTAGTCTAAACACTGAGTTAGTGTTTAAGAAACTTAAGGTTGTTATAATTGCACTTGTTGAAGTAGAAATCTGGTTTCCACTAATTCTTGAAATAGCCATGAGATTAGATAGGTAGTTCTAAGATGTGAATAGTATCAGTTGATAATGGTGCATCCCCAGATGAGAATACAACGTTAGCACCATTTGAATCGACTGTATAATTTTGTCCTGCGATTTGTGCTACACCATTAAGGAATACCAATAGTGAATCATCAGAGTGTTTGATACCACCGCCATACGTAGTAACAGCGAAGGTTAAAGTTGTACCATCACCTGTATAGAACTTAGTAATATATTTGTCTGATCCAACAACACCTCGACCAGTACCAACTACGTCACCATCAATCCTAACAGAACCATTTATTCTTACTCTATATGTTGCATCAGGTGATTCCCCTAAACCTATATGTCCATTACCTGTGGTAGATATATTAATATCTCCTGTATCTGTTAGTCCAAACTCTTTCCATACTGCACCATAGTATATCCAACCTAGTGATTTACCTGGTGTCCAGTTGATATTGTAAACTATATCTCCATCAGCAGGTGTATCATATCCTGTGATATTAGAAAAATCTGGTAGTCCACTTGCGTTTTCTGGTGCTAGTAGAGTCTGTTTAATAACAGTACCATCTTGGTTGAAGTATGTAAGTTTCTTAGCAGATATATTATTAGTGAATGTACTCTGTCCTTGGAATGTGACAGGACCTGCAAAGATAGATTCTAACTGGTTTGATGCTCCACCAATAACAGTTATCTTGTCCGTTAGAACCAACTCAGAGAATGTTTCAATGGTTGTGTTCTCTTCACCAACAACGTTTAACTGTGCAACATCTTCGTTAGTGATCTGACCTGTGACTGGGTTGATAACCTGATTACCAATGAATAGGTCACCGTTAGAGTTAAGTCCAGAGTAGAATGAAACTCCTCCTTCTTCTTTAATTGACTGTGAGAATCTAATTTGCTCTTGAGTTAGAGTTTCTACCTGTGTTTGAGGGAACGCTGTACTATAGTTACCTGGACCAAAACCAAGGTATTCAAACGTATGGTTTCCTGATCTTAGGATAGAGTGTCGTCTAAACTCTACGTTAATCGGTGCTACTG